CGTGGACCTCGGTTCCGACCCGACGCAGACGCAGCTCACTGGCGCAGTGGCTTCTCAGCTCCGCGGCACGTCGGCCTTCGCAAAGAACATGCGCAACGTGAAAGAGTTCAACTCGCTCATGGAAGGCTTGACGACCACGGACTTGCAGAACCCGCAAGCGATGGGACGACTGGTGAACGGTATCGACAACCTGAACCAGTTAAAGCTCCAGCTCGGCAGCGATTGGCGCAGCCTGCCACCGCAGCAGCAAGCAGCCATGCGCGGCAACCAGGACACCTACCAGAACTGGTTCCAAACCGAAGTCTCGAACTGGCGCCAGGGTCTCGACAAGAAGGGCGGCTTCTACGGCCTCGGCATGGCCGCCCCCAACGCATCTCAGCCGGCCGCTCCAGGCACCGTCACGGGCGCCTACAACGGCATTCAGTATCAATTCAAGCCAGGACAATAACGCCTCATGGGCACTCTGACACTGACGCTCCCCGATGGGCGGACAGGTAGCCTGCAAGTCGATGACGGGTTCGCGTCATTGTCAGACGCCCAGAAGGCGGACTTCCTCGACCATGTTCGCGGCCAGCTTGAGCCGCACCAGTCCTTTTCAGCAGACATCAAGGGCGGTCTCCACGACATCGGCACCGCGGCGTCAACCGGCGCACAAGCGGTCGGAGTGGGGCTCAACAGTCTCGGCCTGCCGGGTCAGGAGACCGCCAATAACGTCGCCAGCTCGCTCCAGGGCATCACGCCCAACGAGCCGGCGTCGCCCCAGCCGAGCCCGATCGCGGACCTTCGGGCTGGGCAATACGGACAAGCACTCACTGACACCGCGCACCGCGCGCTGCGGGGAGTTGTAGGGTCCGCCCCTATCTTTGCCGGCGAAGCCCTCGGTGGCCCTGTTGGGGCAGCCGCAGGCGCCGGATTGGAAGCCCTCGGCCCCACGGCAGCAGCCCGCGCGCAGGCCAACAACCGCCCCATGACGGGCGCCGACGTTGCGGCCGCAATTCCCGGTGCCGCCGCTCAGGGCCTCGCTGGCGCGATGCTCCCAGGCGCCGGCCTCCCCGCCAAGCTCGCCAACCCGCTGCTCCGCGCAGGCGCACGCGCCGGTATGGGCGCAGCCGGTATGGGCGGCATGGCTCTCACTGGCCAAGTCGCTAACACGCTCGGCACCGACAAGGGCCTCCAGGTCAACCCTGAGGAGATCGGTAACGCGGCCCTGACGGGCGCCGCAATGGGCGGCACCGCGGGCGGCGCGGAGCTGGCCCGAGAGGGCGTCAAGAACGTCGCTGACAAGGCGATGGCCCGCTCGATGCCGATGCCAGACACGGAGACTGCCAAGAGCGTCTACCGCGTCACCAACGATATGCAGGCGGTTCAGCAGCAGCGAGCCGCAGCCGGCCAGCCGATCGCGCCCACCGTCGCCGCGAACGCGGTGAAGGACATGCGCCTGGACGCCCTGAAGCAGTTCACGGCGGGGCTCCTGGCGGGGCAGCTCATTGACAAGCCCGACTACCTCCAGCTCGGCAACACCATCGACGCTGCGCTGCGCGCCAACAACACGATCAGCAAGAGCCAGCTCGACCACATTGACAGCCTCGGCCTTGAGCCGGCGCAGTCGGCGTTCCTGAAGGACAACCTCACGGACCTGAACACGGCCTCGTCGCAGTCGTTCAAGAACCGCGAGGTCGGCCCGTTCCAGAAGGTCGGCAACGTGGTCGGTCAGGTGGGCTCGATCGGCGCGGCCCTCGCGTCCCACAACCCGGCTCTGATCATCGGCGCCGCGCTGGGCCATAGGGCTGAGGGTGCGATCGGTGGTCGCGTCGGTATGATGGCTGACCGGCTGATGGGCACGAACACGCCGCCCATCCTCCTCCAGCGGATCAACGCACTGAAGGCCCTCCAGGCGGCCGGGATAGACCCCCACGGCCTCGGCATGGGCGCAATGCCCGAGCTGCCACAGGCGCCCGGTAGGGTCGGCCCCACGCCCGGCTTCATCCGGCCGATGGGTGGCCCCCAGGTGATGAACCCACCGGCTCCCGAGCCCCCGTCAGGCGGTCCCGTGCCGCCGTTCATCCGGCCCCGGCCACAGATGCCCACTCCGCAGCCCGGCCAACCGGACCCTGTGACCGGCCTCCCGCCCAGCCCTGTGCCACCGAACACGCCTCTGCCGGCGAACTATCCGGTGCCCCCGAAGGCCCCTTCTCTGCCCGCCTTCCAGCCCGATACGGCCCAGACGGTGGCGTCGACCATTGCGGCCGATAAGATGGCCCAGCCGCCGTCTACGGTGCCTCTGAGCGGCGCGATGGCGTATCTGAAGAACGGCCTGCCGGGCATGACTCCCGAGCAGATCACCGCCGCCCTCCAGGCCCATGAGACGGCCGGCCGGCTCCCCCAAGGAACCGTCGCGGACCTCCAGACGGCCCCGAAGGTGCCCCCGGCAATGGGCGCCAAGCTCCAGCAGCTCGCGGCCGGTCTCGCGGCGCAACGCCAATACGCGGTGGATGTGTCGGAGCAGGCGCGTGTCAACGCTCGCGAGTATCAGAACAACGCGCGGGCCTATGCGGCGATGCACCCTGAGATCGCTGATGCGGTCCTCCAGATCGCCCAGGCGGCCAAGACGCCGGAAGCGAAGCGCGCACTGGCGCAAGCCTACGTCGCGACCCACCCAGAGGCCCTCGGCAAGTTCCCCGAGTGGCTCCTCAACCACGGACAGCGAAGCTGACATGGCTTTTCCGAAACTGAACCAGGGGGGCGCCTTCAAGGCCCCCTCGACCGCCCAGGGCTACAATCACGGCCACGCCTCGGCGATGGCGCACGCGGCGAACCGCAAGGTCGCGGTGGCTAAGGCGCTCTCGTCCCTGAAGGCGCCTGCCGCACCCCCTGCTGGTGCGGTTCCGCCACCTCCGATGGATGCGCCGACTATCGCACACGTTGCCCACCACGCGGCGACCAAGCACGGCGTCCATGCCACGGCGCAGGGCGTCCACAAGGCGATCGACAGCCTGATGGCGAAGGGCCGCTTCACGCCACTGCAAGGTGCGGCGCTGAAGCAAGGCAATGGCCCCCTCATGGGGCCTCCTGGCCAGACTGCGATGAACGACATCGCCAACGCGATGAAGGGTCCTATGTGATGCTGAAGACTGCTGAGTTCCTCACGTTCATGGACCTCTACAACACCGTGATGGACTGCGCGGCACTGAAGTTCCCCGAGAAGACCGCGGCAATCGAAGCGGCCGCCGACGAATACCTGCCGCGCTCACAGCCAGCGGCTTACCGCGCAATCGTTCAGCGCCTCGCAGCGCGACCCCCAAAGGAACCCGATGTCCACATCCAAGACTCCCCGCCCCCGGCGAAGGAGCCCGCTGCTGCCGACGCGCAGGCCGGGCGTGCCCGCCGTGTGGCATCCCGAGCTGGTCGGTAAAATCCGGGGCTACCCCAAGACGCAAGAGACGTTCGATCGCAAGCAAGCGATCATGCGTCAGCAAATCCTCCTCTACAACGCCGAAGGCATCACGGGACGCAATGGTGTCCCCGACGGCTGGGCCGGAAAGAAAGCATTGATCAACGAGATTAACGCGGCCAGCGAGGCCGACGCGAAGGCGGCTGTGGACGAACTTGAGGAGTTGGGCAGGTTCGAGCCTGACAACGTCGAGAGCCGAGCGATCTTGGAGGAAGCCTTCAAGGTCGTATATGCAGAGAAGCATACGCCCGAGGAGGCGCCTGTCCCGCTCTACGCGGTGAAGGACCGCCTCGCGGCCATGAAGATGATTTGGGAAGTAGTCCAGAAGAAGCCGCTGTCTCGCCAGGAAGTTGGCGTGACGAAGGCTGAGGACTTCCTCGCCGCCCTTGCAGCTAAGCCAGCGGAATGAAGCCTCTCGCTGTCCCCACTTTGAAAGTTTGCAGGGACAGCGAGGGGATAACTATCTTCGCCAGCGGATGTGCTCCAAGATCAACAAGAACAACAAGAACAACGCGAACATAAGTACGCTGGTAAGTAAACCGATCTGAATCGTCACGAGCGCCTCCTGAACAGGGTGTTGTCGAAGTAGATGTTTCGATCACTAACTGTCCGGAGCTGCGCCCTCAGGCAACAAACCCAGACAAGGCAAAGATGTTCCACGGAACATCTTCTCTCCATTTGTCGGGGTTTCCCACTCGGTCTCGGTTCCAGGGCAGACGAGGCCCTTAGCAGAGTGGTGACTACCTCAGTTTGATCCGATCCGCAAGCCCCATTGTGCGTCACCTTCATCATAGGCACTGACATGACCCCCGCGATGTTGGAAGTCCGGCGTCGCTTATACGAGGACTTCCCCTACTACGCCGAGAACGCCCTGAAGATCAGGACGAAGCCTGATCCCGTGACGGGCAAGAGTGACATCGCTCCGCTGGTCCTAAACGAGGCCCAGCGCCGGCTGCAAGAAGTCATCAACCGGCAGCTCGCGGCCCGTGGATACGTCCGTATAGCCATCCTGAAAGGCCGCCAGATGGGCCTCAGCACCCACGTCGGTGGCTGGGGCTACTGGTGGTGCTCACAGCGGAAGGCACAGAAGGCGCTCGTAATTGCCCACAAGGGCGACAGCACGAGCACGCTGTTCGATATGACACGGCGTTTCCACGACGAGATGCCCGACATCCTCAAGCCCTCCACGCGCTACTCCAACCGCAAGGAGCTGGTGTTCGACAAGCTCGCCAGTTCCTACCTCGTGGTGACGGCGGGCGGTGACAGCGTCGGCCGATCGGAGACGATCACTTTCGCGCACCTGTCCGAGCTCGCGTTCTGGCCCAAGACGACCGCGCAGGAAACCTTCAGCGGACTCATGGATGCCATCCCGGCCGGCCCCGGCACGGCGGTGTTCATCGAGAGCACCGCGAACGGCGTCTCGGGCTTGTTCTATGAGCAGTGCCAGAAGGCCCGCAAAGGCGAAGGCGACTTCGAGTTCATCTTCCTGCCGTGGTTCATCGACCCGACATACCGCAAGCCAGCACCGAAGAACTTCTCGCGCACACCCACCGAGCAGAAGCTCGTGGATCTCTATGGGCTCGACAACGAGCAGCTCATGTTCCGTCGTGGGCGTGTCGCGGAGAAGGGCGTCGAGCTGTTCAAGCAGGAGTATCCCTGCAACGCCGACGAAGCGTTCCTCACTTCTGGTCGCCCGGTGTTCAACCCCGAGCGCATCGCAGAGATGCGGGAGAAGGTGCGGCCGCCGGTCGCTCGCATGGCCTTCACAGCCGGCGAGTGGGAGGAGCATCCGCTCGGCGAGCTCCGACAGTTCATCGAGATCGACCCGAAGGAGAGCTACTATCTCGGGTGCGACGTGGGCTTCGGTGTGCAGAAGGACCCCAGCGTCATTCAGGTGCAGGACGGCAAGCGTCGACAGGCCGCCGTGTGGCGATCCGATCGCGTGGACCCCGACTACCTCGGCGTGGTCCTGGCCGCCCTCGGGAACCTCTACAACGAGGCTCAAATCATCTGCGAGAGCAACGGCCCCGGCATCCTCACGAACCGTGTGCTGGAGAAGGACGAAGCGTATCCGTGGGTGTTCCACGAGACGGTCTACGACAAGCAGGCCGACGAGGAGCGCGAGAAGCGTGGCTTCACCACGAACGAGAAGTCCAAGGCGCTGATCATCAACGAGCTTCGCGCACGCCTACGCAATCGCGAGATCGAGATTTACGATTCCACCACGCTGGACGAGATGCAGTCCTTCGTCGTCACCGAGAGCGGCCGCATGGAAGCCGAGAAGGGGACGCACGACGACTGTGTCATCGCCCTCGCCCTCGCCGACCACATCAACGATGGCTCTTTCACCCCGATAGTGAACGACCCGGCATACTACGAGAGCATTGAATGATCCAGGGCAAGCAGCCCAAGATGACCGACGATCAACTCGTCGCGACGATTGATCTTGGCATCGGGCAGAGCGTCGGGTTCAGCGAAAGTAAGCTGGCGAAAGAGAACGAGCGCATCCAGTTCTACTACGACGGCGAACGTCCGAAGAAGACTGGAGGCAGCGACAGCGGCTACAACTCGCTCGACGTTTACGACGGCGTCGAGGACATGAAGGCCCAGCTCCTCGACACCTTCAGCGCCAACAAGCGGCCCGTGCGGTTCGATCCTGCGAATGGCGAAGACCTCGCCGGAGCGAAGATCAGAACCGACTACGTGTCGTGGGTGCTGTTCAACCAGAACAAGGGCTACAAGCTCTTTCAGGATGTCATCGACCAAGCCCTGCTGTCACGCAACGGCGTGGTGAAGGTCTGGTGGGAACCGAAGATCGAGACGGAATACGTCTACCTCTCGAAGCCCAACCTGATGGAGCTGACAGCCTACCTTCAGAAACACGCTGATGAGCAGGCCCAGGTCGTTGACATGGACCTGGAGGAAGACGGCGTCACCATCCAACGCGCCCAGGTCAAGCTGAAGAAGGACAAGGGGTGCGTCCGTTGTGAAGTGCTGGCCCCCGAGGAGTTCGGCATCAGCCCGATGTCGGTGAACATCCCTACGGCGGACCTCGTCTTCCACCGGCACGAGATGACTGTGTCGGACCTGATCAAGGCCGGCTACGACCGCGCCAAGGTCGAGCAGCTTCAATCGAACGATCGCCTATGGATGGCGATGGAGCCGCAGAAGATCGCGCGCTTCCTCCCCACTGATGACTTGATCGGCACCAAGGCCCTGGAGGATGGCTCCGAGGCCAAGCGCGTGATCATGGTCTACGAATGCTACCTGGAGCTGGACCTGGACGACGAGGGTGAGACCCAACTGTTCAAGGTCACCAAGGTCGGCAACACGATCCTCGACAAAGAGCCGGTGTCGCGTAAGCCCTTCGTGGTGTTCACCCCTCTCCCGCGCCCCAAGGCGTTTTGGGGTCAGAACTTCGCCAAGCTGCTGATCGCGACGCAGAACGCGCGCACCTACCTGACGCGGGCGATCATCAATCACGCGATGGTCACCAACAACCCGCGCCTTCAGGTCGTCAAGGGTAGCGTGATGAACCCGAAGGAACTCACAGAGAACCGCTTCGGGGGCATCGTCAACGTCACCCGGCCGAACGGGATCATCCCGCTTGAGCAGGCGCCGCTGAACCCATTCATCTTCCAAGTCATCGGAATGTTGAAGTCCGACAAAGAAGAAAAGATCGGGATCAGCGATCTGTCGCAGGGGCTCAACAAGGACGCAGTCAGCAAGCAGAACAGCGGTGACATGATCCATGAGCTGATCACTGTCTCGCAACTTCGGCAGAAGATCGTCGCGCGGAACTACGCTGACTTCCTGTCGGACCTCTACAACGAAATCTACCGGCTCGTGCTGGAGAACGAGAAGCGCGAGAAGATCGTGCAGATCGCCGGCGATTGGCAGCCCGTCGACTTCAGCCAGTGGCCCGAGGAGACCAACACGTCCATCAGCTTCGCGCTTGGCTACGGCGAGGCTGAGAAGGAAGCGCAGAAGTGGGCGATGATCGGGCAGACACTCGGCGCGGCACAAGTCCTTGCTCCGTGGTTCACGCCCGAGCAGGCTTACTACACCGCCAAGCGTGGCATTGAGGAGTTGGTCGGCCCCGAGGTCAACCAAGTCCTGCGTCCCTTCGGGCAACCCCAACCGCCCCCGCCGAACCCCTTGCAGCAAGCCGAGATCGCCATGAAGCAGGCCGATGCACAGGTGAAGCAGGCGAACGCGCAGGCCGCGGTGCTGGCACAGCAGAACGAGAGCAAGAAGCTCGATCAGCAGTTCCAGCTCGAAATGGCTCGCATGGCCCTCGAAGGCCGCAAGCTCGACATGGAGTTGCAGCTCAAGCAGGACGCGCTGGCCCACAAGGTCGCCGTGGATGCTGCCGAAATCACGCTCCAGCAAGAGGCCCAGCAGAACGACAAGCTGATGGCCGAAGCACAACCGACACACTGAGTAGGGCAGCCTGGGTCGCTCCCAGGAAGCCTGTGTCCCGGCCGGGGGTAACCGGGTGAACAACCCCCCTTACACACAGGAGCCCTGATGGAAAAGAAAGCCACCAAAGAGGAGGCTCGATACACACGAGGCGGAACCGAAGAAAAGCATTGTGGCGTCTGCACCATGTTCCGCGCACCCGACAAATGCACGGCGGTCGAAGGCACCATCAGCCGCGAAGGCTACTGCGACTACTTCAAGAAGCGGCGGCTGCCCCGTGCTTGATCTCGATCAGGTTCGGCTGGTCATCGAGCGCGGACAACGCGCCTCGAACCTGCTGACCAATCCGTCGTTCACATGGATCGTGAACGATCTGACCAACATGCACGTAGCCGGTCTCTGCGCCGCCAAGCCGGGCGAGACCGACGCAATCAACTACCACCACGCCATGCAGCACACTCTCGCCGAGATCGTCTCGGTGCTTGAGGGTTACGCACAAGCAGGCGAGGCACAGCAACACGTCCTCAATGTCATCAATGACGAGGACGAACTAGAGGATACACCGTGAGCGATAGCACCATCCACCAGGACGTGCAGGATACCGACGACACGGGCTTTGAAGCCTTCCTGTCTTCATTCAATGACGACGCCAAGAAGCGTCCATCAGAAGGTGACGAAGGGGCACCAGAACCGCAGGACGAGACCCCTGCGCAGACGGAGAACACCGAGGGTGAGCCTGAAGGCTCCGAGCAAGCCGCTGATCCCGACGACCAAGAGTTCGAGGTCAAGGTTGGTGAGGAGACCAAGAAGGCCACGCTACGCGAGCTGAAGCGCCTGTTTGGGCAGGAAGCCGCGCTCACCCAGAAGTCTCAAAAGGCTTCCGAGCAACAGCGTGTTGCCGAGGCCAACATCGCTCGTGCTGTCGCCCTTCACAAGGGAATGACCGAACGTGCGCAGGCGCGTTATCAGCCCTTCGCAGAGCTGGGTGCGCCCGAATGGGCACAGCTCGCGGCCAACCTCCAACCGGAGCAATACAACGCTCTGCGCGAGGAAGCTGCCAGTGCGAAGGAGCATCTGGATTTCCTGACAAAAGAAGGCACCGCCTTCATGCAGGAACAGCAGAACCAAGCCCTCCAAGCCCACCATGTGGCGGCTCAGGAGTGCGTCAAGGTTCTGTCCGATCCAGCGACCGGCATCGAGGGCTGGGGTGAGCCACTCTACAACGAGATGGTGGCATACGCAGCCGAGATGGGCATCCCGCAGGCACGGCAGTCTACCAGCCCGGCGGAATACAAAATCCTCCACAAGGCGATGATGTATGACCGCGCGCAGAAGGCCGCAAAGGAGGCCGAGGCGAAAGCCAAGAAGGCCGTCGAGCAGCCGACCCGCGTGATGAAGCCCGGCAAATCGAGCAAGCCCGATGGAAAGAAAGTAGCAATGGACAAGCTCCGCGCGACAGGTGATCTGGACGACGCGGCTGCCGCCTTTATGACCACTTTCTAATCCGACCAACAACCTTTCAAGACAGGAAGAATTAGGACACCATGTCCTTCTCAGTCATGTCCTCCTACGATCAGGTGGGCGTAGTTGAAGACGTTTCCGACATCATCACCAACATCTCGCCGATCAAGACGCCGTTCCAGGCTGTGCTTGGGAGCGAGAGCATTCACCAGCGGACGCATGAGTGGCAGGAAGATAGCCTGATCGCCGCGAGTGCCACCAACGCGGCCGTCGAAGGCGCCGACGCACCGACTGCGGTGCAGAACGCGACCGTCATGCGGAGCAACACCACGCAGATTCTGACGAAGACTGCGAAGGTGACCGGCACTGCCGACGTGACCAAGACCTATGGTCGCGACAAGGAAATGGCCTACCAGCTCGGTATGCGTTCGGCCG